GCCTGGGTGAGCGCGACGAGAAGGATCTCGACAGCCAGATCCAAGGCGCCCTGGAGGATGGTCGCCTGCACAAGACCATGGAGGAATGGGTGCGCGACCTCGGCAAGAGCAACCGCGCAGCGCTGACTGCCTACCTGGACAAGGCGCAACCCATCGCGGCCATCGCCGGTAGCCAGACCGGAGGCAAACCGCCGGTGGCGGACGAGAAAACTGGCCTGACCCAGGACGAGCTGGCTGTTTGCTCGGCCATGGGCCTGACCACCGAGCAATTCAAGGCCGCCAAGGCAGAGGAGCAATAAGCCATGACCGCGCTAGCCAAAGACCGCAACACCAAGCGCCGTGATGGCGTGCAGTACTCCGACCCGGTAGCCGCCAGCACCAAGATTTTTGCGGGCGCCCTGGTGTGCATCAACGCCTCGGGCTACGCCGTGCCGGGCAGCACCGCCACCACCCTGAAGGCTCGGGGCGTGGCGCAGGAGTACGTCGACAACTCGGCCGGCAGTGCCGGTGATCTGCGCGTGGAAACCCGCCGTGGCGTGTTCCCGTTCGTCAACAGCGCCTCGGCCGACGAGATCACCCGTGCCGATATCGGCGCCAACGCCTACATCGTCGACGACCAGACGGTCGCCAAGACCTCCGCCACCAACACCCGCTCGGTTGCCGGCGTTATCCGCGATGTGGATAGCGATGGCGTCTGGGTCGAGATCTAAGGAGCAAGACTCAGATGATCATCAACAAGCAAAACCTCGCCATCCTGCACACCGGCTACAAGGCGTCGTTCCAAGGCGCATTTCAGGGCGCAGTGATCGACTATGACCAGATCGTGATGGAAGTGCAGTCCGGCACCGCCATCGAAACCTACGGCTGGCTGGGCGCTACCACCCGTTTCCGTGAGTGGCTGGGCGACCGCGTGATTCAGAACCTGGCGCTGCATGACTACAGCATCAAGAACAAGACGTTCGAGAACACCGTGGGCGTGCCCCGCGAGGCGATCGAGGACGATCAGTACGGCACCTACAACACCCTGATGGCGCAACTGGGCCAGGACGCCAAGGAGCACCCGGCCGAGCTGGTTTATGCCCATCTGAAAAACGGTTTCACCGGCAAGTGCTACGACGGCCAGTTCTTCTTCGACACCGACCACCCGGTGATCGGCGCCAATGGCCAGGAAGCCTCGGTGAGCAACTTCCAGGGCGGCAGCGGTACGCCGTGGTTCCTGCTGGACGTCACTCGCATGATGCGGCCGATCATCCTGCAGAAGCGCAAGAACTATCAGTTCGTTTCCAAGACCGGTGAGACCGACTCCAACGTGTTCGACCGCAAGGAGTTCGTGTGGGGCGTGGATGCACGCCTGAACGTCGGTTATGGCCTGTGGCAGCTGGCCTACGCCTCCAAGGAAGCGTTGGATGCCGACAGCTTCAACGCGGCCTATGCCGCCATGCAGGAACTCAAGGGCGACAACGCCCGCCCGCTGGGTATCCGTCCGAAGCTGCTGGTAGTGCCGCCAAGCATGCGTGCTACCGCCCTGGAAGTGGTCAAGGCCGAGCGCAACGCGGCCGGCGCCACCAACATCAACCGCGACGTGGTCGACGTGCTCGTCACCCCGTGGCTGGCCTGATGGAGGTGATCCATGGCTGGTAAAGCGTCCACTACCAAGGCGCCTGCGAAGGCGCCCGCCAAGAGCGCAGAAAAGGCAGCCCCAGCGGCTGCCACTGCGGCCGCCGAACAGCTGGCCACCCAGCCGGCGGCACCTACCAAGAGCGAGGCACCCGGCTCGGACGCCGGTTCGAGCGGGCAGGAAGCCCACCCTGTCGTGATCCTGGGCGGTGATGAGATTGGCGCGTATCTGGCCAAGCTTAAAGCCGCTGGGGAGAACCTGGGCGACCTGATCCCGCTGTCGCAGCTCGATGAGCCGCTACTGCGCCAGGTCGGCCAGTTCGTCGAGATCGAAGGCTTCGCCGAGTTGCCGCCTGAGCAACTGGCTATCCAGATCGAGGCCAAGGTGGGTATCGGCGCGGCGGTTACGCCTGCGCCGTCCACTGCCGCCCCTGATACCGCTCCGGCCGCGCCTGATACGGCGGCCGCAACCAGCCAACCGGCATCTGCCGCGCCCCAGGCGTCTGTGGGCGATGCCGCTGCACCTGGTGCCGATCAGTTGGACGACGACGGCGACTACGAGGGCTTGTGGGTGACAGCGATTCCCGAGCAGGGCTTCCGCCGCTGCGGCTTTCGCTTCACCCGCGAGGGCTTCGGCATCGCCCTGGACGCCCTGACGGCCGAGCAGATCGAGCAGCTGGAGAACGAGCCCAACCTCAAGGTTGAGCGCGGCATCTTCTCCGGCCGTGTCGGCGAGCGCGTGTACTGACCCATGAACTACATCACCCTCGACGACCTGGCCGAACGCCCAGGCGCACGCGAACTGGCCCAGGTGGCCACCAAGGAAGGCGTGCGCGCGGTGGCCACCGATCTGATGGAGGCCACCCTGCGCGGCGCTGACCGCAGCGCCTGGGAGCCTGACCTGGTCGCCGTTGCGGATGATGCCCTGCAGCGCATCCAGGACGCCGTCACCGAGGCTGAAAGCCTGATTGACGGCTACCTGGCCAAGCGCAGCTACCCGCTGCCGCTCAGCCCGGTACCGAAACTGGTCACCGGCTGGGCGCGCGACATCGCCCGCTACCTGCTGCACAAGGACCGTGGCGGCAAAGAGGATTCTGACCCGATCGTGCGCAACTACAAGGATGCGCTGAAGTTCCTGGGCCTGGTCGCTGAGGGCAAGTTCAGCCTGGGCGCTGAAGACCCGATCGCCAGCAACCCGGATCTGCTCGATGTGCGGTTCGAGTCCGCGCCGAGCGTGTTCAACCGCAAAGATAGGCGGGCGTACTGATGAACTTCGCGCCCCTGGATACCACGCTCGTCGAGAACCGCCTGCGCGACCAGGTGCCGGACTTCGGCGAGGTCAACGGCGCTGCTGCGTATCACACGCTCAAGGGCCTGCAGGACTTCCGCACCGGCGATTGCTGGGTGGTGCTGGCTGCAGAGACCAACCCTGCAGCTGATGGCCCGCAACCCAAGCGCAAGGCAGCATCCGCAGCTGTGTTCGGCGTGGTGATCTGCGCCAGGAACTACCGTGACCTGCATGCGGACGCGGCCAAGGATGAAGTGATGAATTTCGTCGGTAAGGCCCGAGAGGCACTTATCGGCTGGGCCCCAGCCGGCTGGAAGGATTGCATCTGGCTCAAGGGCCAGGTGCTCGATAGCGACAGCGACCGGGTGCTCTGGATCGACATTTACACCACCACCCACGTACTAGGGGGCAACCCGTGAGCAAGCAACCCGAAACCGCAGCCAAGCAGGCCGCCAAGCCCGAGCTGCACAAGGTGAAACTGGCCAAGCCGCACAAGCATGCCGGCCAGGATCACCCCAAAGGCGCGACCATCAACGTGACCGCACCCGAGCGTGACTTCCTGATCCGCACTGGTGTGGTTGCCGCCCCTGAAACTACCGACGCCGCCGCTCCGGCTGCCGAATAACGAGGTGCACAATGTCTGAGTCTTACTACTTCGGCCAAGGCAAGCTGTGGATTGCCGAGATCCTCGCGGGTGGTTTGTTGGGCCCCTGGGTCTGGATTGGTGACGTGTCCGAATTGTCGGGCCAGGGCGCCGAAACCCGTGTTCAGCACCGTGAGTCGTTCAGTGGCGTGAATGCCATGGTTCGTGACTTCGGCAAAGAACTGGGCATGACCTGGAACGCCACCATGCACCAACTCGATGCCGACAACGTTGGCCGCTTCACCCGCTCGCGCATGAGTGCGCAGATCGCCGGTACCGTGACCGGTGAGGAGCTGCCGAACCCGGTGGCCAATGGTGATCTGATCTCGCTCGATCACATGAACGTGACCGACCTGGTCATTACCGACAGCGTGACGCCGACCCCGGCTACGTTGGTGCGCGGCACTCACTACGACTACGACATCTTCGGCGATGTCGAGATCCTGACCTTGCCGACCACGCCGGCACCGACCCAGCCGCTGAAGGCCGCCTACAGCCACGGCGCTACCAAGCAAGCCGCGTTCCTGGCCGGCACCGACAAGAACTACGCGCTGAAGTACAAGGGCATCAACCTGGCCGAGAACGGTGCGCCCATCCTGGTCGAACTGTACAAGACCAGTGCCGGCCTGCTGCAGCAGCTCTCGCTCATCACCAGCGGCAACCAGCTGGCCAGCTCGCCGGTCACCTTCACCACGCTGCTGGATTCCAGCAAGCCGGCCTCGGGCGACCTGGGTCAGTTTGGCCGCTTCGTTGAAATGGCTGCCTGACCATGGCTCAGCGCAAGAAGAAGCAAGGCATCATCACCGCGCCCGAGGCCCCAGCGGCCGAGGGCGCGGATGACCTGCAGAAACTTCACCCCAACCTGGAGGCGAAGCTGAACGGCCGCATCGTCGTCGTGCGCGAGTACGGCTTCGTCGAGGGCCTGCAGGTTCGCCAGCAGCTCAAGCCCTTCCTGGAGGGGCTGTACGAGTTGATCAAGGCTGAATCGGTACCGCCCCTGGAGCAGATCATGGAACTGGTCGTTGCCCACCTGGATGACGTCCTGCAGGCGGTGGCCACCTCGGCCGACATCGAGGTCGAGGAGCTGCGCACGCTGAAGGACCAGGACGAAGGCGATGCACTGCTGCTGAAGTGGTGGAC